TGAACTTCACTAGAATTCTCCATGAGTATTCTGCCGCCATCTTCTAATTGAAGTGTGGTTGGGAACATTCCACTGTATACTAGTTCGCTGAATAGTTCAAGTTCAATTTTCTGCATACGAGCAACAGGTGTTGCTTGCAGTGTTTGTAAAATAAGAAGTTGTAGTTGCTTAAATCTTGGATTAGTATCATTAAGTCTAAACTCAGAACCGCCCCATGCTCTAGCAGAGACAGATGTTGATATACTTACTTCACCAAATAATGCAAGACCAACAGGATGAAGAATACGTTTTACTGCATCACGCCAGACGTTGATAGAGTTACCAACTTTAACAACATATGAGAAGTCTTGATAATAGAAACTATCTTGTATCTTCTTAGAACTTTCTGATAGACGACCATCAGCACCAAAGAGAACACCTTCACTCGTTGAAACTGTTCCTACAGAAGGCGAAACAATAGAAACATCACACTGATGAACTGTTGCTGTCGCACCAGATATTGCACCAGTAATTCTGCTTCTATCTCTAGGAGCGGCAAATGTATCTTTATAGGTATCTACTTTAAGTTTATACAGTTGTCTAGAAGTATCTATTGATAATAGTGACCCACTATGTCCTGAAGTCTTTTCGCTTATCAGTTTATCTCCAGTTTCTAAAACAATGTTACTACCATCTTCTTTTAATAATTCGTAATTTTGAGTGGTAACGGTTTCACCTGCGGCAAATGTTCCAACAACATCTTTCAAAATCAGATTGTTTGGAGCAATAACTTGAGGCGGTCGTAGATAACCAGAACCTAGATTTGTTCTAGAAACTCCAGTTATTCTACCAATGGTGTTTGATGTAGCATAAATCTCTGCTCCCGCACCAGCAGTAGTATTAACAGTAACAGTAGGTAGTGCAGTATAATTAACACCTTCATTTACAATAAGAAGTTCGTGTATTGCACCAGCAAAATCAGATTGTTCTGGAACAATTTTATTACCAGTCTCTAATAGTATGTTATCTCCATCTTCTTTGATGATTTCATCAACATCACCAGCAAGAATATTATGACCGTTTTCTAATAAAAGACCATCACCAGATGCTTCATTAAGTAATCTACCTTCAATTCTATGAACTATTGCAGAAGAGTTTGCACCTAAATTTGTATTCGCATATGTTAATGTCTCACCTATGGCATAACCTTTACCTTTTTGTTGAATAACATATCCATCAATACCACCACGTCCTATAGTTGTTAAATCGAACTGTGAGGCATCACCAATATCTTCGGTTACAATGAAATCACCAGTTTCTGTTTTGATATTACCACTACCATCTTCTAGTTGAATTTCGGGTGTTAGATTTTTTGTTACAAGTGCGTCTCCACCATTGTAATAAGTTCCATCGTTAGTAACTACACTTCCGGTGATGATGCTGTCAACAACACCTGTTATAGTTCCTGTATCACCTGCAATGGTAACAGTTTGTCCATTTATGAATGTTCCAGATATAGAATTTTCGGTAAATGTTAATTGATAGATAAAGTTTGAACCTACTTGTTCTCCAGTAAAGTTTTCGATAAGTGCGGTTGCACGATTGATACCAGGTTGTAATAGTTGATTTGCTTGAATAACTTGTTTGCCAACCATTTCTGTAAAGGGTCCTGTTACATTTTTCAAACTCATAATGATATCAGATGTAAACTGACCACCAGAGACACGCAACATATCATTCTTTGGATAGTAAACAGAAACTTCTTCATTAAAGAGCATTCTGAATAAAAGAATTAGTGCTTTGTCTGTACCTTTTGCTTGATAAAATTCTTTGATATGTTTAAGTAGTGTTCTCTTATCATTAATAATAGCATCAGGTAAATCTACTAGATAATTCTGTTTGAAGTATGTTACAAATGTGTCTACAGTTAAATCAATGTCATTATATATTTTAGCATTTCTTGTTGTCTCAACCGCGCCACCATGATTTTCTAACCACTCATAGTACGCTTCCATGAAAGCAACAAATGTTGGATGGTCTGATTTGACAAACTCAGGTAGTTGGTCTGAAACTACAGAGTTTATTTTACCTTTAATTAAGTCATCGCTTATATTAAATGCCATTAGTATGAACTTCCGCTACTGCCGCTACTGCCTGATGATCCGCTTGAACTACTTCCACTTCCATTTACTGAAATGGTAGATGTTGCTCCTGCGATCCCTGATCCTCCTGTTCTACTTAATTCGTTACTTGCTGATGTTTGATACTCTGTACCTGCAGAGGATTCGCCTGTGGCGACTTTATCAATAATAGTATTGACAACGATGTCATCTTCATTTATCATTAGAAGAACATTACGCACACTCACAATGTCATTAGAGTTTAGTGTTACATATAACTCAACTGCGTTAGCATCTAGAACTGTTCCTGTGATGTTCAACTGGTCAATAATCATTTTACCTGTTGCATAGTCAATAGCACCTTGAGTATTATTAACATAAACTTTAGTTGATGAACCTTCTTCTAGAAAATACGAACGAATATTACCAGCGCCATCATCGTCTAGATAAATTGTCTGCGCCCTACCAGCAATATTAAAACCAGTAGAAGACAAGTTGGTGGGTGCACCGGCACCCTGTGTGAATAGTGGGTTATAAAAATTGATTGTATATTTACTTTCTTGATTTAGAATAGCATCAAAGTGTCTTTCACATCTAAGTGTAGTAATATTGGAAACAATACCAGGATCAGACAAGTCAATTAAATTTACAAATTTAGAATATCTGAAAACACTATCAAAAGTTTTAAGGTCTGTGTTTTTATAATTGACAACAGTTTGTCTTACTTGTGATGAAATATCTGTATATGTGCTTGAAGTGATATTTGGATTCCAATATACGTTAATAGTAGGAACAATACAGATGTATACCGGATCAATAATTTCAGGTGTTATCGAAACCATGTTCTTACCAGCAAGCACAGTATTCTTAATAGTGTCTTTTGTTGATGTTGTTAGACTAGAACCAGTTTTGGGTTTTATAGAAATAAATACTTTTCCATAAATTGGTGGATCGTTATCTTCACCGCCCCACACTTGCATTGCATCAATGTTGTTGTATAGTTTAGGTAGAACAACTTTATAATCTTCTGCAGTCACCGCTCTGTTTTGTGCAGAGTATGACTTAGGTGCATTGAACTTGATACTTCTAGTGGACTCTCGCGCAGAACCATTTTCAGATTTAATAACTGTAGTTATAGTGGCATTCGTAGAACCACCAACTGCAGACTGTAAGGTAAATGTATCAGCACCATTTGACAGTGCTTCATTACATACAATATATTCTGCAATTATAATATTACCATCTAATAGTGCTTTACCTAAGACACCATCACCAAAAGTAATTTCTGTTGCGCCATTTTCTACAACATTCAAAAAGTATACTTCGCTGTCTGCTTTAATGTCTAGTATATTTTCTGCTTTCGTATAAGACCTTTGAGTTAAATCTACGGCACTGCTTTGAACTCTAACTTTAATAGTACTAGTGTCAATATTTTCATTATCTAGAATAAATCTCTGAGATGCTAAACCACTATCTTTTGTGAATAGAGATTTTAACAGTGTACCTTCTTTAACGTCAATGTTAGTAAAAGTGTAAACACCTTCTGTAGGAATAATAGTTACATCTGAAGTAGTTACAAACTGATAGTTGACACCGTTCACTCTACTTCTAAAGACAGTACCTTTAGTCATAGTCAGACTACTAGGATTGCCAGTAGGCGAATTGATTGTTATATTAACTCTTGCAGATGAAGAAGTTGAAGACCTAGGAGTATAACCTAAATGTTTAGCAAGAGACACAACGCTATCTCTCTTGACGGCACTATCAAGAAACATTTCGTTTGATACCATGTTTGCGTAGACTGCATTGTAGTGTGTATTATATGACAATAAATCTACAAGAGTGTTCATTGCTGAACCTTCAAAGTCATAGTCTGCAAATTCGCTTTGCGACTTTAAGTATGTTTTAAGATTAGTTTTGATTTCATCAAAGTCTAATTCTGTAACTCGTAATCTGTTTGTTGTTTGTGCCATTATCGTGTCCTTGTCAAGTAGGTCTCAAATACCTCTTGTTGTGTCTGATTAACTACATAAAAATATAATCTCACTTGATATTCATTACTGTCTGCATTTGATACAACATCTACAGATGTAATTTTTGCTCTTGGTTCGTGAAGAGTTATGACTTCTTCAATAGACTTTTCAATAAGTCTTCTAGTCATCATCGTATCATTTTCAAAAAGCAAATCGGCAAGTGCAGTACCTAAGAAAGGTTGAAAAGGTCTTTCAAAATATTTTGTTTGCAGTAATGCTTTAATAGATTGCTTTACTGCTTCTACGTCAGTCTTCTTCGCCACATCTTTAGTCGTAGACAACTTAGTAAAGTTAAAGTCTAGGTCTGAAAAATCTGCGGTTTGTCTTACTATCGTTGCCATACTAGTATTTATACCTTTTATCCACCAGCAAATACATTAGATGAACCTGCCGAGACAGATGTACATGCACTTATCGCATCACCTACTCTACCTGCACCTTTTGTATTTACTTTAACAGCAGATGAACCGGATGCTATTGGTGCTGTATCAGATGGACAGGGCGCACCAGGAAGCAAATGTCCTGGTTTATTATCTCCTTGCCTTGACCATGCAATATTATTTACAAATACATTTGGAGACCCATCTTTTCTTGTCATAGGTGAACAATGAGGTACGTCTGCATCACCAATTCTAGTTGCCGCTGGCATGTGTCTCTCTCCTCATTAGTTCTCGCAACTTATCGTTAAATGTTGCCATTAAGTCATGTTGCTCTTCAGTATGTGGTGGTTCAGGATAGTCAGGTTCAAATCTAATTAGATTATCAAATGTGCCTGGTATATCATCATACTTTTTATATGTATGAACAACACCATTTATTAACACACAAAAGATACCTGTCATCTATCTACCTTGTCCTACATACTTTTTCCAACTTCTACGTTTATGTTTGTTCATTGTAGATGTTATAGGTTTTCTTCCTATAGAAGTACCTTTATATGTTCTCTCATGTATCGCCGTTGTCTGTCTTACTGTCTTTGCCATAACTATTTATCTCCCTAGTTTAAGTCAATTCTCTTACCATCTATGTCTATGTTACCTGTAACAGTGGTTGTCTGATTACCTTTAATCTTTTCTACTACGTTACCATCTACTTGAATATTCCAATCGCCTTTGATATAAGTTGAACAGTTGGAATCAATAACTAAATTCACATCACCTTTTACATGAACATTCTCTCCACCCTCAACTAAAACCTCACTATCTTGAGTTCTCATTCTTATATCGCCATTAGGATGCATTTCGATGAAAGACCCACTCATATGCTGAATGTTAATACGTTCTGCGTTAGGAGTATCATCAATCTCTATTACATGTCCGCTTTCAGTTTGCTGTACTTTGTTATATGGGTATCTTGCATTATATGGGTTAGATTTTACATTCCATGTACTACCACTATTTGCGATAGGGTGTGCAGGATGTGCATTGAGAATATCATTTTTCTTGATATATAATTTTGATTTCTTATCACTTCTCGCTAAACGAGATGTATCTGGTTCTTCTATTTCTACTGGATGTGTTCCTGTTGGGTCACAGAACCCTAAGTCAGTGTTAGGTCTCTCCAATGGATAACCATGAAAGGTACCCATAACAACAGGTTCTTGACAGTTATTACCATCTCTAAAGAATCCTAAGACCCACGAACCTTTGAGTAGTCCAGAAGGTGAGTGACCTAACTGCGACACTGATGCACCTGTAGTAGGCATCATAACCATCGCCCATGGCAAGTCATCTGTAGGAAGTGCTTCTTTATCTTCAGTATGAATACCTAGACATCGAACTCTAACTCTACCTATTTGTTCAGGATCATTGTGGTCTTCGACTACACCTTGAAACCAAGTGAAACCATCGAACCCCATAAAATTCTTCATATTATTACCTCTTGGTTTTATTTATACCGACAATTTCTGATTACTAGTAGCGAACCCTTTTTTACGCATCACTGTTTTTGCTACTAATTCAAACTCTTGAGTTTGCTTATCCCAATTCAAAACAAAGGGCATATTGATATCAGTTTTCATATCGCTGATTACTGCTTCAGCATCGGGACCTAGTTGCGGAATCTTCTTACCATGTTTGTTATAAGTTTGCTTAAATAGTCTTGTAAGTTCTGCAGTAGTAATCTGTTTCTTGTTACGTTCATCGTTTACTCTATCTAAAAAGTGTCGAGTAAATTCAACATCAATGCCAACTTTCGCAAACAACCTATCTGCAAACTTCTCTACGCCATCCAAGTCACTCTTCGAAACTTGTTCTCTTAGTTCTGAAAATTTACGCATTCCATCCATCCTTTACGATATTCATATCTACTTTATATGAAGTTGTTTGATTACCAACAGGTTTGAACATATGAATAACATCTCGGATTAAGTATATACCCGAATACTTTTTATTATACACATCTTCAGGTCCGCTAACTTTTCTAACAGCAGGATAATTAAATTCTAATAATCTACCTGCTTGAATAAGTGAGGTACCAGGAACTTCAAAGTTACTAATAACTTCATCATCTACCTGCTTCATTATCAAATGTCTGTATAATCCATACTCATCTGCATATAATGTTCTAAAACCTAATTGTCCTTTTTGATTAGAATGCATTCTACTTTGTTTAGGACTTAGATATACTTTTATATTAGAACTAACCGCATCTGTAGGTATTGCATAATGAACACCCTTACTAATTCTAGTCATCTTACTGAAACCATCGTCAAAGTAATTATAACTATCTACTGTGTAACTTTTATGAAAAATATCATGTGTGATGTGCTTAGATGCAATAGCACCATTAAGAATATCTTTACCTATTGTATTTCTTTCTAGTACTCTAAAGTCATCTACGTTTTGTGTAGTTTCAGACCCCACCATTCCTGACATAGGTTTACCATCATTACCGACAACAGGCACACCAGGTATCTTGAACAAGTAACCTTTTTTAACTTTACCTTCAGGTCCACGCTCATTCTCAACATCACCCATAATATCTGTTATAATTACATTCTTATCTCGGTTCATCAGCGTAGAGGTTGAAAGAAATCTAAATCCTTTCGAGGTCTGAAAGAAAAAAAATCCTGGTTGATTGTCTCCACTTGCGATTGCTTTTTGAGTTACCCAAGATATTGCTTGACTTGCTTTCCATCTAGGACAAACAAATTTAAGACCACCTGAAGTCGCATCTGCCATTAGGTTTAATTTTGTATCTTTATTGTACAAGTGAGAATAGAAAACAGAAGATATGATATCAGAAGGCGATCCTTGAAAAGAAGAACTGATGCTAGAATATAAGTTATTATATCCTTCTTCACTAATCAGTTGTAGAGTATACCCTTGCTTTCTTTCGTTTATAACTATGTTGCTTACTTTTACTACACGCATCCACAAAGATACTTTTGTATCTTCAGGTCCATCTTGTGTATTGTATACGATGTGTACTATGTTACCACCAGCAATAGGATAATCTGGAATCATATCATTACTGTCGTTGATTGTTAGTTCACCTGTTTGAAAATGTGTAAGTATACTTTCATATACTACTAGATTTGAATACACATTTAATAAGTCTACAAAAGTATCCGAAGTCAATGCCTTCTTGACACTGGGAACAGTATTGTGAAACAAATTAAGTGAGGACATAATGACCTCACCACCACCTTTTGTACCGCCACTCATTTTATTCTCCTATAATACGCTCAAACTCATCTATAAACTCTTGTATTAAGTTTGGTTTTAGAATTCTAATTCTGCGTTTACTTTCGTTGAGATTTTCTTCATACTGTTTATTTGTTATAACATCAGAATTAAATGTTTGCACAGTGCCAGGAGAAGTTGTTAATTCGTAAGTTGTTTCAGTAGTAATAATCTTTGTAGTAGTATCTCCTGATGCCTGCGGTCTTTCGTAGTGATGCACACCGTTAGGTCCTGAGTTTGATGTCCATAGTTTATATAAACTCGCATCTACTGTTCCTGTACCATGACCTCTAATAGTTCCATCTGGCATATAGAATATAGTACTAGGAAACTCAGAAAATTCGTGAGTATGTGACCCACCAGAAAACCCTTGCAATCTGTCATAATTTTGTGCTTCTTTTGCAGTTAAAAACAAAGGATAATAATATCCATTAACACCAGAATAAGTTTTACCTACACTAGTATCAGTACCCTTAACAACGTATGGACCACTACCACTATACTTCTTGTTAATCATGTTTCTCAATTCACGTTCAGTTCGCGGCCAGTCATCGTATACGTCATGTATTTCATTTGTGAGTAGAATAATCCAAGCAAGTTTTGATGAATTGTAGAACTGATGAGCAAGAATATCAGGTCTCTCTCCTTCTTTAATGTCATATTCATCGTAAGAAAAAACATTTGAAGCAACATTACTATTTAATTTAACTCTACGAACAATATCTTTTACTACAATGACAGTGGCAGTATTACTTCCCGGTTTAGTAAGGTCATATATCATATCAGGAAATTTAGAAAAATAACTCATTTAGAAACCCTCTTCAATTCTGTGTTTATGTAGAGGTTCAATTTCTCTAAAGTTCATTGTACATTGTATCTCTGTTGGTTGACCGTCTCTATTCGTAGCAAACACACCAGTAGAGGTATAGTTTGTAGTGAAAGATGTTAGATAGCAAGTCGAGATTTTGTGCATATATCTATTCTCTTCATTCTTAAAACGAATGCTAATATCAAACAGTGAAGGATAGTCAAAGAATAGTCCAGATGATATCAACTCAGGATGCATATGAAATCTAAAAGTCTTAATAATATTTTCGATGGATTCTACTTCTTGTCTACTCTTAGCGGCAAACTCATATACAAACTGAAACTCTCTAAACGATACACTTTCAAATCTCTGTTCAATATGTGGGTTTGAAACTCTTCTAGTTGAAACTTCCATAATATTATTAATGTTCATACCAAACATATCTGGTATTTGAAATACAGTTTCTCCAACTAATCTTGCCGTTTGACCTGCCATGTCTGATGTGGATTCGCCTTGCATATTACCACTACCAAGTCTTGCTAATGCTCCAGCAATAGCACCCATCTTTGCTTCAGTATAGTTTGCTGTTGATGTAGCAGTGAATGCGTTAGGAACAGCAAGTGCAATAGACTGATTTAATTTTTTCAAATTCTTTGCGCCAGCAAAAGCGGCATTAACAAAGTTACCTACTGATTCCATTGCCTTTTGGGTGACGGCATTGCCTGCTGTTTTCTTCGCCGCGGGCCCAATTCCTGGTGGTGTATCAGAACCGCTTAATGAGGTGGTGGCCTTGTCCACCAGTTTTGTCGCGGCATCTCCAATGTTATTCAGCGATTCCCCAATCATATTTCCAGTATTACCAGCAGTATGACCAGTCCATGCTTTAGGTTCACCTTTAGTTCCTGACAACTTTGAGAAACTTGTTGTCTCATCATAGTATATGTCAAATATAATATGGTTGTCGTGTTCAGAATTGGCATCAATACCCATATCCATCGGATATGTTAACCCCATAGTACCATATTTTCTACCGGTCTTTCTCGGTTCTTTTTTTATTGGTGTACCGCGCAGTGTCTTTTCGAAAGGTGTGTTAAGTGCCATTGCTTTCCCTATAAATAGTATTTACGATATTATTTATAAGAGTTTTCACCATGGCATACAAAGGGAAATATTCCCCTATAAACAGAGACAAGTATCAAGGCAATCCTTCAAATGTCATATATCGCTCATTGTGGGAGCGTAAATTTATGAAATGGTGTGATATGAATCCTGATGTTATCAAATGGGGCAGTGAAGAGACTGTTATACCATACATTTCTCCTATAGATAAGAAGATACACAGATACTTTGTAGACTTCTATATACAAGTGCGTACAAATCAAGGTGAAATAAAGTCATATCTAGTAGAGGTAAAACCTAAGAAATACACAAAACCACCCACAACGAATCCAAAGAAGAAGTCTAGAAGTTGGTTCTCTGAAGTTAAAAATTGGGGTGTTAATTCTGCCAAATGGAAAGCGGCAGATGCGTATGCGAGAGATAAGAGATGGAAATTCATAATTCTCACAGAAGACCATTTGAACTAGCATAAATACTTATATGGCAGATATACGAGTACTAGAAGAAATCAGAACAGCAGGAGCGGATCAAAGACGCTCTGCACAGTGGTATCAAGACCAAGTAAAGAGTATCGTTGGTACTTCTTATGCGGCAACTAGATTTCAGCAAGACTATGCTGAGAACATGACAGGTCGTATGCTACCCGGACGCATGTACTTAATGAACTATTCAAATCCTATTGGGAAGGGAACACCTGCATTGCCTTATTATGATATGTTTCCTCTTATACTTCCATTCAACATAGAGAGTTCGACATTTACTGCTATTAACTTTCACTATCTACATCCAGTAAGTAGAGTGATGCTTTTAGAGAAGTTGAGTAGATTTAAGATAGGTGATACAGATATAGCAACAAGAATTCGTGCAGATTGGAACATACTCAGTAACTTTGCAAGATTTAGAGAAATTAGACCATCTGTGAAGAAATACAGAAAATCGCAAGTTAAGGGTAGATATCTTTTCATACAACCTGATGATTGGACAACAGCGGCAGTATTGCCAACAGAGCAATTTAGAGGTGCAAGTAAACAGCAAGTCTACCTAGACAGTAATAGAAAAATGAGGCAACGATAATGGCAATCGATAAATTTTTAGCAACAGTAAGAACAGCAGGACTCGCTAAGTCAAGTAAGTATATGGTAGTCATTGACTTGCCTAGAGGACCTATAGCAAATTCTAATGGTGTTGTCAACCCATGGAATCAAGATTTCTTTCAGAGAAATAATAACAATGCATATAATCAACTTAGAGGTGGTCAACAAATAACATCACTATACTGTGAAGCGGCATCATTGCCATCATTGAATATTGATACTAAAATGAATAAAGTTTATGGTCCAGGAAGAGAGATGCCTTACGGTCGTAGTTATACTCCTGTAAACCTTACATTCTATATTGACAATGATTATGTTATCAAGAAGTTCTTTGACACATGGATGAATACAATCTTTGATGAAAGAACTAGTCACATGAACTACTACAACGAATACACGACACAAGTACATATATTAGCACTAGATGCTAGAGGTGACAATGTACCTTTGAATCCCAGCGATATGGCCAATGGTTTCAACGCATCAGGACCTTCAACTCTTCGTGCTAGATATCAATGCACACTAGAAGAAGCATATCCTAAAACTGTAGCAGAAGTTACATACGGTGCTGGTAACGCTGAAGTAGCAAGATTACAAGTTTCTATGCAATATAGAAAATGGACCGAGACCACAACTCGCGAAGGAGTAGGTTCTTTATCAAGCGCACCTGATTTGCCGTTTAATATTAGTTATAATCCGGCAACAGGAACTACCGCAATACAAGGGGTCGAAAGACCTAGATTTGACCCAAGTAATGTTGGGCGAGGATTATATACATAAACATATAACATGGAGAAAATAATATGGCATTACCAAGACTTGATGCACCACAATATGAGTTGACACTACATAATGGTGATAATATAAAGTTCAGACCTTTTCTGGTCAAAGAACAAAAACTACTGCTTATGGCAATGGAAGAAGATGACCAAAAACATATTCTGAATGCAATGAAGCAAATTATTTCAAACTGCGTCTATGACCAAGTAGACGTAAATAAATTACCTTTGTTTGAAATAGAAAATCTTTTCATTCGACTACGAGAGAAATCGGTAGGAGAACAACTTGACCTGAGATTAAAATGCACTGATGAAGAGTGCGGTGGTCTTACGCCTGTCAATTTAGACTTACGAGAAATTAAATACGATGTTGATGCTATTCCGGCAACCGAGTTAAAGGTTAGTGAAAATGTAGTACTTCGCATGAGATTTCCTACACTGAACAATCTAAATGATATTGAAAATCTAGAAGATGTAGAAGACAACTTTAAGTTTCTTGCAAGTTGCATTGAAAGCATTGAAGCAGACGGTAACATCTACGACCTAGAGACTACATCAAAAGAAGAAGTACAAAACTTCATCGAAAGTATGACAGTTGAACAATTCGAAATGTTGAAAGGTTTCTTTGTTAATATGCCTAAGTTGACGAAAGAACTTGAGTATTCATGTGTTAAGTGTGGTAAAGAACAAAAAAGAGTAATTAGTGGGGTGCAGAGTTTTTTAGCATAGGCCTCTCAC